AAAGTAGAACCTATGGTAATAGAGAATCCTCCACCACCAAAGAAAAGAAAATCTACAGCTGACGATATTGACTTTATAGGTAATGAGCTTGCAAATGTGAGTACAAGAGTTAATGAATTAGAATTGTCAATAGAATCATTAAGATTAGATATTAAAAAAGCATTGCATAGGCTAGGTTTGTAATGGGAGAAGATTCATTAAAACTTAACTTTGAAATAGCATTAGAAAAGATTAAATCTTTAACAGAAGATAATAACAATCTAATGAATGAAATAGGTAAATTGAAATCTGAAATTGCTAAAGCACAAGAAGTTTCTATATCTTCATATAATGGAAATGATAGAAAGTTTAAACATATAATGAGTGGTGCAGATAAAGCAATGGAAAGATATAAAACATTTTTAAGAAAGGAGTTTCCACGTGCCAAGTCCAAGCAAACAAAAAGGGAATCGGTTTGAGAGAGAAATAGTAAATAAAGCAATCCAGTCTGGGTTAACTGCAAAAAGAGCATGGGGCAGTAATGGTGCTGCGCTAGGAATGCATGAAGAAGTAGATCTTGTTATAGGTAAAGAACCTGAAATTAAAATTCAGGCTAAATGTAGAAAGAAACTTGCTTCATTCTTG